TTATGAAACAGACAGCAGTAGAATGGTTTTATAAAAAATTAATTACAGGAAAATTAACAGGTAAAGACACCATTGATTTCTTATATGAAACAGCCAAAGAAATGGAGAAGGAGCAGATAATAGATGCTTGGTTATCAGCTTGGAAAGATAGTATGCTCAATCCATTGGAAGATAAATATTACAAACCAGAAGCAGAACAATACTACAAAGAAACATTTAAATCAGAATAAGATGAAACAGACAGCAGTAGAATGGTTATTTGATAAAATTGAAGAAATAGAGTTTATTGACCCAGCAGCGGGACAATTTTACCAAGAAGTAATGAGTTTAAAAGAACAAGCCAAAGCAAAAGAGAGAAGTCAAAAGGCAGAAGAATACCTAAAAGGCTTTAAAGATGGTAAAGAGTACCAAATAAAATTAGATGAATTAACCTTTAAATCAGAATAAGATGTTATTAATAACAACTAATAAGTGGTAATAAAAAGGAACGAAATAAGTAAAATTGTGCGTTATATACCACTTTATGGTACAATTTGCAAAGAAAAACTAAATAAATAAATAAAAATGAAAAACAATAAAAACAAACTGCTAACCATTCGGCTCACGGAAGCTGAACTAATCAAAGCAAAGAAAAAAGGACGTGGCAACGTGTCGTACTGGATAAGACAATACATAAATTATGGTACAACTAAAAGTGATGATCCAGAATTAACAAAAGAATTAATAAATAATTATGAAAGATTAGTTATAAAAGCTATAGAATCTTATAAAGCTGAAAAAGAAGTTTTAAATGCAGAAATAGAAGAATTAAAAAAACAAATAAATAAATAAAAATGGAAACAAAAGTAAACGGGGGTGCAATTTTTAAAAACGACAAAAAAGCGGACACGCACCCCGACTACAAAGGAACGATTAACGTAGATGGACAAGACAAAGAAATAGCGTTATGGGTTAAGCAAAGCGCTAAAGGAATTAATTACTTTTCTGTAAAGATTTCAGAGCCGTACAAAAAGAAGGAGGATGGAGAAATTAAAGGAAAATGGATTGACCCTTCAGAAATAAACGACTTACCTTTTTAGTTATGTATATTGACGATTTTACTTTACGTCGCTTGCTCGAGGAGTTGCTGCGTAAAAAAACACGAAACCAAGTAGTACAAGAAATAAAGTTAAAAGGCGAAAAGTTCCACCAGTACAATTTAGATAAATTTTTAGAAGGAAAAGACGTAACCTTATCAACCTTGCAAAAAATAGATAAATACATTTGCAGGCAATTTTATGAAAAAGGCAAAAGCCCGCTTTTATAGCGGGTTTTTTTATTAACAACTATTTGTTTATATTTTCGTCTATTGTATGTTTAAAAAATAATCATACATTTGTTTTTATGGATTGGTTAAAAATAGTTGCTAAAGAACACAAAGACTATGTAAAAGTAGTTCAAAGTTTTGGCGAATATTTTTACGCTGAAGACATAGTTCAGGAAGCGTATTTAAGAATAACAAAATACTGCAAACCTGAAAGCATTATACAAAACAACCAAATCAATAAAGGATTTATGTATTTTGTATTGAGAAACATATATTTAGATTACGAAAAGCACAAAAACAAACATCCAAAAATAAGTATTGAAGAACTTGGGGAATTACAATGCGAAGAAAGCGACTATATTCAAAAGCAAGCATACGAACAAATAATATGTTTAATTAACGATGAATCGCAGGGGTGGCATTGGTACGATAAAATGTTATTTGAGTTATACAAAAAGACGGGTAAATCAATTCGCGATATAAGTTCGGAAACAAAAATAAGTACAAAAAGTATTTTTCAGACTTTAAAAAATTGTAAAAATAAGTTAAAAGAAAATGTAGGCGAAGATTACACGGACTACAAAAACGGAGATTATGAATTAATATTAAAACAATGGCAAAAGAAAAAAAACAAGCAAAAGGACTTGGAGATAGTATCGAGCAAGTTTTAGAAGTTACTGGCGTGGCTAAAGTAGCAAAGTGGTTATTAGGTGAGGACTGCGGGTGCGATGAGCGTAAAGAAAAATTAAATAAATTGTTTCCTTACGTTCAACCTAAATGTTTACAAGAAGACGAATATAAATTTTTAGTTGAATGGTTTAGCGAAAGACGAAACCAAGTAAGACCCACCGAACAAGAAATAATGTTAAAAATATACAACCGTGTATTCAATGCAAAAATGCAACCGACAAACTGCGGAAGCTGCATTCGAGACGTAATAAATAAATTACAGCTTTTAGTAAATGAATATGAACAATAAATTTTATTTAATTGATTACGGCAAAGAAGTAAAAGAATACGCTGAAATAATTAAACGCGCCTTAGAAAAACAAAACGCGCACCTTATCTATATTGAAACCGACTGCGATAATTTTTTAGGCGTAGAAGAATTAACGGAAGACGAATTTTTGAATTATTTTAAATCAGTAACAAATGTTTAAAACAGTAAAAACAAGTCAGGTTAAAATAAGAATTAAGAAAACCACAATAACAGCACAATTACAGCACAATGGCAAAAGACGATATAAAAAAACACGAATACAAAAAAGGCGAAAGTGGAAACCCTAACGGCAGACCTAAAGGTGCAAAGAACCGCAGCACAATAGCGCGTTATTGGTTAGAAGTAAATCAGTCTTTAAAGAATCCTTTGACAGGCGAAAACGAAACAATGAGCCAAGAAGATTTAATGACTTTAGCCCTAATTAAAAAAGCGCGTGAGGGTGATGTAAACGCATATAAAGCGTTAATGGATTCAGGCTACGGCGCACCTTTGCAGCAAATAGAACAAACCAATATAGAACAGCCAATATTTCCTGATGTTTCTGCGGACGACTTCGACGAATAAAATACTAAAGTTAAAAAAGCGTGTTCGTATTGTTCAGGGCGGAACAAGCGCTTCAAAGACTTACGGTATATTAGGCGTGTTAATTGCACGGGCTTCGTCTATTCCTGAAACTGAATTTAGTATAGTTGCCGAATCAATACCGCATTTAAGACGGGGAGCGTTAAAAGACTTTATTAAAATAATGAAGTGGATGAATAAATGGCACGAAGCACAATATAATAAATCTTTATTAACCTATCAATTTTTAAACGGTTCGACGTTCGAGTTTTTTAGCGCTGACGACGCAAGTAAATTAAGGGGTGCAAGGCGCGATGTTCTGTATATTAACGAATGTAATAACATAACTTTTGAAGCGTACAACGAACTTGCAATAAGAACTAAAAAAGCTGTTTATTTAGACTTTAACCCCACGAATGAATTTTGGGTACATAAGGAACTAAAAGACGAAAGCGACACAGACTTTTTAATACTTACTTACAAAGATAACGAAGCCTTAGACGAATCAATAGTTAAGCAAATAGAAAAGAACCGCGACAAAGCCACTACGTCGTCTTACTGGGCAAACTGGTGGAAGGTTTACGGACTTGGCGAAATAGGAATGTTAGAGGGCGTTATATTTAATAATTGGAAACAAATTAATAGCGTACCTTACGACGCAAAATTAATAGGGATAGGGTTAGACTTTGGATATACTAACGACCCTACTGCAATAATCGAAGTTTACAATTATAACGGGACACGAATTATAAACGAATTAGTTTATAGAACGAGTATGTTAAATTCGGATATAGCAAATGAGTTACCTAATAACGTTACAATTTACGCCGATAGCGCAGAACCTAAATCAATAGAAGAAATAAGACGCTACGGAAAGACGATTAAAGCAGTAACAAAGGGCAGGGATTCGATTAATTACGGAATAGATGTTATGCAGCGTCAAAATTACCTTGTTACTTCAAACAGCGGTAATTTAATCAAAGAATTACGCTCGTATTGTTGGGATACGGATAAAACAGGAATGCGATTAAACAAACCTATAGACCATTTTAACCACGCTATTGATGCGTTACGTTACCACGAAATGGAAACGCTCGGTTTAAACACAACTTACGGTAAGTATTTTATTCGATGAATGACCCGCAAATACTTAGGGCTATTGCAGAAGTAGAAGCGTTTATTTATGAAAAGACGAATAAAAAAGTAAAAATAATATTTAACAACCCTAAACGCTTAATGTTACATATTAAAATGTTATTTGACGCCGAACAAATAGCAAAAGCATACTACAATAATAAAAAATAAAGTTATAATAATATGAAGGTTAATATAAACGTACCAACAAACTTAAACGAAATACCCCTAAAAAGGTATCAGGAATTTATGAAAGTGCAAGAAAATTCTAACGACGAAGAATTTATTGCTCAAAAAATGATTGAGATATTTTGCGGAATAGATTTAAAAGACGTTGTTAAAATAAAACTAACTGACTTGAATGCGTTAATTATACATTTTACAAAAATGTTTCAAGAAAAGCCTGAGTTTCAAACAACGTTTAAATTAGGTGAATATGAATTTGGCTTTATCCCTAACCTTGAAGAAATTACTTTTGGCGAATACGTTGACTTAGAAACGCACTTACAAAGCTGGCAAAATTACCACAAAGCACTCGCGGTATTATACCGACCTATTAAAACACGAAAGAATAAAAACTACGAAATAATACCGTACGAACCAAGACCCGAAATGGAGGAGTTAATGACCTTTGCGCCTGTGTCTATTGCTATTGCTTCAACGCTTTTTTTTTATCATTTAGAAAAAGAATTACTGATAGCTTCAATGAATTATTTACAACGCGAGATGAAGAAGAACAAAGCGACTTTAGCGACTTCACAGAACGAGGGCAATTTAACAAATACTGGGGATGGTATGCAAGCCTATATGGACTTGCTAAAGGGGACGTTACAAAATTCGATGAAGTTACAAGTTTACGACTTACTAAATGTCTCACCTATCTCACTTTCGAAAAACAGAAAAATCAAATCGAAGCAAACGAAATTAAAAAACAATATAGAAGATGACAGGATATTACAACCTATTAACGAAAATTAAAACGCATTTTGATAGCGACCCGATTGTAAACACGATTACTCAGGGCGATTTATTTCAGGTTGATTTAAACAAACAAACAATTTTCCCTTTAATTCATATTATCGTTAATAACGTACAATTCATAAACAACGTACAAAAAGCAAACGTTAGCGTTTTGGCTATGGATATTGTAAACCTATCAAAAGACGAAACCACAAATATATTTGAGGGCAACGACAACGAATTAGACGTTTTAAATACGCAATTAGGTGTTTTAAATAGGTTGTATGAAATGCTAAAACGAGGAACGTTATACGACGACGCTTTTCAAATTGAAGGCAACGGTAATTGTGAGCCGTTTATAGATAGGTTCGAGAATAAACTGGCGGGATGGACTTTAACTTTCGACGTATTATTTGCTAACGATATGACAATATGTTAAAAAGCGTTCAAGAAATATTAAACGAATTTAGAGACCACGTTATTCAGGAAGCTAAAAACGCTGCGCCTAAATCGTTAGGCTCGTTGAGAAATTCAATAAAAGGTTATGTAAAAGAAAGCGCCAACTCAATACAAATAAGTTTTGAAATGGACGAATACGGATGGTATCAAAACGAAGGTGTTAAAGGCGCTAACCCAAGTAATGTAAGTCCTAACGCAAAAATAAAAGGACAACAAGCGCCGAATAGCAGGTTTAAATTTGGTAGCGGAAGCAAACGTGGAACGTGGTCTTCGTTTGTTAGTAGTATTCAAAGCTGGGCAAAGCGTAAAAACCTACGATTTAGAAATGAAAAAGGTCAATACGCTAAAGGCAGTTACAAATCGCTTGCTTATGTAGTGGCGCGTAATATTTATTCACGCGGTTTAAAACCAAGTTTATTTTTTACAAAGCCTTTTGAAGCGGCGTTTAAGAATTTACCGAACGTACTTGTAGAAAAATACGGATTAGAAGCAGAACAATTATTTAACGAAATATTAAACGAAAACTTTAAAAATTAAAAAATGGGAATATTTGTACGTTCACCTTACATAATAGAAATATCGGAATCAGGACAAGAGGGTAGTAAATTAGAATTATTTATTTGGAATGGCACAGGCGCAGCTCCCGCAAACCCGCAATATGTTTTTACTAAATTAATTCCTGCAACGAATAACCTAAAAACATTTTATAATATTAGCCCGTATGTCCGCGAATACATAACTTGGAATGTAAGGCAAACTCCTTATAATGTTTATTCAGTTTCTCAAAGCACGCAATTTGCTAACGGGG